TTCTAGAGATGTGAGTTGATTATGATCGCAATAAAAACCCCCACCAACAGTATTAGGTGCTCCTTCTAGTGATGTGAGTTGATTATCAATACAATAAAAATTACCACCAACATTATTAGGTGCACCTTTTAGATTGGTGAGTTGATTATCATAGCAATTAAAGTTACCACTTACATTTCTAAATTTGAAAGGGATTCTAGTTAGTTTTTTATGATTTAAATTCACATTACCGTCCACATCTATACTCCCATCATCATTAATAGTGTATGTACCTTTAATACATTTCTTTAATAATTCAAGATCGATATTATTAGGATTTTGATTTTCTAATAATATCGAGTTACATATGGATTCTAGGGATTTCATACGTCTAAACTTCCTAATTCATCATCCCTTAGTGTTTCTTTAACGTCTCTATCTATTCTGATTTTATCTTTATCTTCTGGGGTATTGAATGATGAATAGAATATATCACCACTAATATTATCAACTATTTTGAATAACTCAGAATAAGGAAGATTAGGATTCTTACCTAAAAAACAACTATAATTAATCTTAGTATTATATAATGCTGGTAATGTCTGAAGCTTGGGACAATTACTAACCGTTAAAGATGTAAAAGTTTTAGGTAAAGCATCAAGAGATGTTATACCAGTATATGTTATACGTAACTCACCCTTAATATATTCACAAGACTCTAAACCCTTTAATGATTGAAGTTGTGAGGAATTATGTATAGTACAGTGTCCATCTATATAAGATGGAAAATTATTTAAAGATTTAATACTTGATTCTGTAATATGTAAATTACCATTAACTTTGTTAATTTTTACTGGTATTTCATTAATAGTACTTTTTATATATAATGTACCACCGATACCGCATAATATATCTATAGATTTATCATTATTTGTATTAATAACATAACCTCGACGTTTTAATGATTCTATAAAATCCTCAACACTATTTTTTGAAATATGAGTACCATTAACCATGATAATATTACCTACTGTAATATTGTCATTTATATACTTTAATACATGAGGTATCGGTAATGGATAAGATGAAGTATCTAATAATAATGCTCCACCTATGTGTTTAGGTATAATATCAAGATTTGATGTAGATATACTACAATCACCAGATACACTATTAACCTTAAATTGATACTTACTACCAACACTAAAATCGCCCGCTATACTATCTATAACCGGTAAATGTTTTAATTCTTCCTTAGAGAAATATTGAGTGAGTAGCGTATCTGACGGTATTGCTAAACTACCATTAATTGATATAGTATTATTACCTAAGTCTATAATATTACCACCTTTAGATACTAACATTTTTAATTTATCTGTAATACTCATATTATCAAATTTTAATCGCTTTATATAATATGTGAATAAATCTTTACCTTGATTTGTATATATGTATGTATTACCTGCACCCACACTACCGGTTTCTTTTCTAGCGAATACCACATCATTACCGTTTTTATCTACTCCAGCTAATAAATAACTCCACGCTTTTCTGGTTGATACGGGTACGATATACAGATCATTGAATGTAATACCGGTAAGTTTAATCAATTCTTCTACATTATTAAGCGTACGAGATGATAATAAATCTGAATTCTTATTGAAATCTAACTTAAATGCTATATCATTCTTTAATGGATAACTTTTACCGATCTTAATAGTATAACGCTTTATGTCATAATTTTGAGCAAAATCATATGGCTTTGAGTCTTTTTTAGCTCGAAGAAATAATTCTCTTATATGTGCATCTGATAACGATATTTCTTCTAGTATGATACTGATAATATCCTTATTCATATAAAATTAGCAGTATCCAAGTAATCTGCGACGTAAGCGTTCTCTATTTACTGCATCTTGATCAATTACAGGTTGAATATTTTCGACTACGATATTTTGAGAGACATTATTGAATTCTATTGGTTGTTCTGTGTTAACCTTTTCAGTGATATTAACTGTAGTATTTTGAACATCTAATATCTGTTCTGATGACTGTTTTGAGTTATCAGTGATTGATGTTTCTGTGTTAGTATTTTTCTTAGCTCTTGCCATATTGTATACTTACTAGATTATAATCTAGGGGATATTATAATCTTACATATCCACAATCTATAATATCACCACAACCTACACAATATCTATAATTTATAGATGAAATATTGCTATCTGTAGATATTATAGTACCAGCAAATTGATTAAATGTTACATTATTAGGGAGATATAATTTATATGGATCTGAAATTAATGTAATATTAGATAATTTAAATGCTATAGACTTATTAGATATTTTACCAGTAACTGGAGATAATAGTGGATTAAATGATATTTCTGAATTATTAGTAAAGGATATAAATCTATTACCAGTAGTTGATGACTTAGTTGGTTTAGCGCTACCTATTATTTTAGGTAATAGAAACATAATCTTGGTCGGTACTAATTTAGTAAAAACATCTTTAGACACTTTACTGCTATGAAATAACCAATAAGTGTGTCCAACGGTATTGATATCATTAATTTTACGGTCAAATATCTTATCTATTGTTTCCCCGGCGTGCGTACCTATAATAGTATATGCTGTATTCATTATTTAAGTTGTTGATTTATGATATTATCTTTAGTTTAACCATTATCAACAAAAAAATCCCCGACACTTAAATGTCGGGGATTTGAATTTATTTACTGACTAATTATGTTATAGGTAAACACTTTGTTGACCTGGGGTAAAGGCGGTACCTAGACCCTTAACGATAATTACGTGGTAGTATAGATTAGCACCGAAGATGTGATCAACTACTCCGTATCGCGTCATAAGTCCCACGCGAGGTGCGAAGTCATTCGGAGCTATTGTACGCTGTACCATAACAGGAATGTATGGGCAGTATACGATACCGGTATCATAGAACTCAGGGCCCTTGTAGCCTAGTAATGCATATTCAAGATATGCAGAACGTTGACCGACTTGGTATTGAGCTTCTGTACGTGTATCACGGTAAACGGTGAAGCGACCACCTAGTGTACCGACCTTCGCAATACCGGTAGGAGCGGTATTAACGTTACCGTTAACAGGCATAAATGCGAATTCAGGTAACATTTCGAGGATCGAACATACGCGAGGTGTAGCAACGATGAAGTTAGCAGCACCGCGACGATTACGAATAGCAATACGGTTTGCTTCAACAATGATCTTCTGGTAGAAATCACGATTACGCTCACCTAACCAGCGACCGTCAGCAGAAACCGGTGACCAGAAGCTGTAACCAGCGCCGGCACCAGCCTTGAGAGCGATCTGAACCATACGCATGATCATTTCACGGTCGATTTCAGCCTGAATTTCATAACTCATTGCGTTAGTAAGCTCGTTATCGATATCAATACCGTTCATGTTCTTGATATCTTGCTCGAGCTCAACACTCCAGCGAGCTGCTAGACGACGAGTACCAGCTTCAACTGCTGTCTTGAAGAAATCAAGGGTCATCTGCGGGATATTCGCAGTTAACTCGAAGTTCTTAAGAATATCAGCAACACCAGTATAACCGGCTACGAATTCGAAGTCTGAACCAGCACCGAGACCGGATAGAGCGTCAGATGAAGCACCAGTGAATGCAGAGTTGAGATAATTCCAACCAACTTCCTGACCGTCACTAACGGCGCGGTTACCTGAAGTAGCTCCATTAAGGGTTGATGAACCGTCATATTTGTAGTCACCAAGTGCATCAGCTTCATACTTGAAGCGGAGAGCAAAGGCTAAACCAACCGGACCTGACATAGGTTGTACACCGACTATCTCATTTGTAATAAGCTCGGGGAATGTACGACGAATCATCGGGATTAGAACCTTAGGTAGGCGGGCATCACCAGATGCATAGAAGTCGTTGGAGAACTTACCACCCTGACCTGGGGTACCTTGAAGTGTAGCGCCGAATACACCACCGTCACCGGCGATATTGGCGGACTCAAAACAGTACCTTTCTTGATTTTCAAGAAGAATAGCTGTGCTAAGTTTTGTATGATCGTTCTTGATCGGACTGATTGAATCAGATGTATGCTCTAGAATAGGAGACCACTTCTTTAATAGTGTGTCTGCTCTTCTGCGGCTAATGAATTGCTCAGATGGTTTCATGTGAGTTTGTTTGTAATATAATTATTTATTTTGTCTCTAACCTCAGGTACTCTTAGTACCTCAACTTGATATTAATATTTACTATTCTGTGGACTAAGATTTCATCTAAACATAAAAAAACCGCTCCGAATTAATTTGGAGCGGTTTTTTCTTTTTATTGTTTACTATATATTACCTTCTCATCCGTAATAGATTGTAGGTATTCACTAAGATATATAACAACTTCCTCTACTGCTTTATTATAGTTAATACTCTCTTCCGGTGAAACTCCTTGACTGCTCTTTATATAAACTTTGCTTAACTTATCAATTATATAATCACAAATTTCATTAGTTATAGGTGAAAATGAAACAGCTTCGTTACTCTCCTTTAGTAGTATTTTACTATACGCTTCGGCCAGCAATCTGTTATCACCCCTCTCTAAAACATTATGTGAGTATGCCATATTATAGACCTTTCAGGTATTCCCTCATCATTGGATTACTAAAATCTTCTGACTTCTTCGATTCAGTAATTACCATATTAGTATCTACCTTATCTGCAACCTTAGATGCACTACTTCTAGCTTTATTTGTCTCAACTACTTCTTCGCTATCGAACATCTTACTTACATAATCAAAATTCTCATTGATAAATGTAGCATCTTTACCCTCAAACGCTTTCTTTACATAATTACGCTTTTTAAGTGGTAGTTTGACTGTTTTTTGTTCAAGTAATAGATCGGCTTCTTTTTGAGTGATTTTTTGTTTTAATTCTGTATTTTCTCTGATAACAGCATCTAATTGAGATTTTGATTCATCAATTTGCTTTTTACCATCAATCATAGCAGCCTTTACTTCACTGCTGACGTCACTCTCATTAATACCTACCAACGATCTAATTTGCTCGAGAATTTTAACAGCTCTGACGTTCTCTACAGCTTCATTAAGCTTAATTTCAGGTACAATTTCATTAAGTTTAAATTCAAGAAATGTATCAATTCTTGAATTTAAGGTATTGATATATTTTTCAGCTGATTCATTGAGTTGTGTGTTTAATTTAGATACCTTAGCATCATAGATACCTTTAACCTTAAGTAATTTAGCTGCATAAGATTCATCAACCCTATCAATTAACTTTTGTAGTTTATTGGTATAGTCGGTGTCCATCTTCTCCATTAGAGAAGTGAGCATTTGTGAGTGTTTCTCGTCTTGAGCTACAAGAGCTGCTTCTATCTGAAGTTTAGCTTTTTCATCAGCTTTAGTATTAACAGCCTCTTCAATAGCTGTTAAAGTTTCAGCGGTAAGTAGATCTTTTGTAGCTTCTTTTAGAAGTTGTTTAATATCGGTTGCCATATGTTATGTTTATTGAAATAGTTTTTGGGGTACTTTGGTCATGTTAATTTGCTGACGTATAGTTCTTAATGCTTTATCCACTTTAAGACCTGGATATAGTTTACTTAGATCTCTCTCGAATGCAGCTATTAAACTATCTGCTTGTTTAGCTTTTTTTACTTTAAGTGGATCATTACCTTTAATTTGTTTACCCGCGCTTCTAAGTGTTTCCAATCCTCGCTGTATACCTTCACCACCTTCATCATTCATTACCTGTGATAATGCTTTACCTGCAGATGATACTCGAGTACCTACATTCTGAGCTTTAGCTTTTACACCAGACCAAGTACCTGAAGCTTTTGCACGAAGTCTGTCAAATAGACCTTCATCTACTCTCTGTAATCTTTTCTTTACGCGCTCACGTATCTTAGATTCTAATAGACACTCAAAAGTACTACTAGCACCATGATAATTATTTTCGGTTATCTGATGAAGAAGTTTAGAATGTAATGTTTTTGTATTCTTATTCATGATATTATTTAAGGTTTTTTAGGAAGCTCATTACTTGTTCTCTCAAATATGCATCAATATCTTTACGTGGTAATGTAGATATTGCTGATTCAAATGCGTCGTATGATTCTTCTAATGTACCGTCAGCGTTAACGACATATTGTTTAGATTCAAGTATACCGTTTACGAAGGCTTTAGGGTAGCTAGGATCAGCAACACAATCTACTGTCACTAATCTCATATTTTGTACACGATGACCCTCACATAACGGTACTAACTTACCGAGAGATCTACTAGACATACCTAACTTTACACCATCTAATATTAATGATCTTACTAATAATCCCATCGGTGATGATAATATTTTAGATTTACCTATAAATGAATTACCATCTTGTTTAAGCTCTAAAATCATATGGCAAGCACGCTCACTATTAATGGATGCTGATTGTGGATGCTCTAGTTCACCGAGAGATCGTTTTTCAGCAATCATCTCCCTATTAAACCTATCTACTTCAGATACCATTTCATCTATACTATACTTTCTATGATTTTTATTAAAATCTTCAGCCATTAGATATGGACCCTTAACGTATAGCGTACTCGGACCATCTTTATTTTTCTCTTCTAAGAGAAAATCAAGAGATTCGGTAATAGGAAGATCTGAGATAAGTTTCAGTGACATACTACTATAATGTTATTTACTTAGTCATATCATCTGGATAATATACGGTTTTTTATTATAACGATTATAATAAATCAACCAACTAAAAACGGAAGGACATCTGTATCTCCGGCGGTATACATTAATTCTTGCTCTAGTTTATCTTTCTCAGCAAGACCTTGAGTCATTAAATCTGTAGCATTCAATGATCCACCACCAAATAAAGCAGTACTACCAAATTTTCCGCGCACATTGGCTATTGTTATTTTAGTAAGCGCTAATGCATATTGCATTACCCAACGTTCACGTACGAGATCACGTACAGGTCTTTCAACCGTACACTGAATTAAACCATAATATTTTTTGTCGGGAGTTGGTTCCGGTAGTATGCGTAAATATTGAGTTCGTGGATCAAAACGGTAATATACTTTTTGTGCTAATACGCGTTCGCGCATTTCTAACCATTGCTTCATAATTTCCCAAGTTACGAGATCGAATCCGTAATTACCGAGAGCATATGCAAAGTATGTTTGTTGCGCTAATGCTTGTTCAATAGTGAATAGTGAATTAATACCAGATGATGAACCTTCTACAAATGATTGAACCGCTTTAACTTTACGGTATGAATTTAAATCATAATCAATAATGTAGTTAGGATTATTAACTACATTACCGCTCATATCTTGAAAGTTTGTAGCAGATATATCAGAAGCTGATGTTTCTGGTGTAATACTAAATAATCGATCTAGTTTTATACCCAACCCGTGAGTATACATTTTAGAATCAAAAATAAGAAACTCTTCAGTATGTCCCGTATATTTTGTAAACCATTCTATTGATTGGCTTATATGATCATATACTGTAGAACATGCCACCTCTAAGTTAATTAAGGGTGCACCTAACTGTCTTAATATTCTATCTGTTAATAATTCGTAGGATGTTACACGAGGAGCTAATGTAGTAGAATAATATGCGGATAACGGATAAAGAGCCATATACTATACTTAAGATGCTTCATCGAAATATACAGCAAAAACTTTAGAACCCGAATCATATATTCTTACACCACCTTGATCCATATATTGCTTTCTTTTATATGGATCTCTGTTAAATACTCCAACCTCTGGTATATACCATTTAAATCCAGGAACTGTAAGTTTCTCATACTTCATGCCTATCTTTTCATATGATATACCATTAAACTTAGCAAAATCACAATAAGACATTACAGATTTAGGTTTATAATGTCTGACAAAATATTTAAACAATTTTCCTACACCACCGATCACTCTTGACAAACTGCCGGGGCAACCTCTAATAATTTCCCATTCATATTTTATACCTTGCTTATATCTCGGCGTAGAGAATGACATGAGTTGTACTAGCTCATTTTGATAAAATAATCCTAGTTTAATTTTTGCTGGAGCATATCCCTGTAAATGGTTTTTGATACAAAAATCTGAATATGTTTTATTATCAATTTCTTTTACTTCACACTTTCTAGCATATATTTTGTCGGTATCTATATTAAGAGATTCATTTATGAGAGATTTTATTAGACTCTTCTTTTCTACCCACTCATGTTCAAATATATGAATTAATCTAATATGTTTCTTTTCACATAATATAGATTTTATTTGATGATACTCTTTATTCTTGTTTAACTCGCTATGCCAATAATTACCATTATATTCAAATGCAATATTCTTAGAGGGTATATAGATATCAAGTTCGTATGGAGATATTACAGCTTTAGTATTCTCTATAATATCAGTACCTAAAGGTAAGATAGATTTTATATAATCTAAAATTTCTTTTTCACATAATGATGAATTAACGTGATCACATATATAATCTCTTACTTGTAGTTTATTAACATACAGATTTATCGTACTATAATTTATCTTTGATAATGCAGCAATTTCAATTATTAACGGTTTTCTGTTAGTAAAATTACTAATAATATACTTAATAAATGATTCTCTGGATCGTAGAATTTTGAAATTTGGATTATCTTCACAGCACTTATTAAATACCGTATTTAATCGCTTATTTATTACATCATTACGTTGCAGTGTATGCTCTACACCGTAAGCATTTAATGTATTAATCTTACGTTTTTCTATTACTGTTATAGACTGTGTGGGATACTCTACTCCAAGATTCTTTAAATTAGTACTCTTTGTTTTATTCTGTATATCTTTAGATTGTGCTGCATGTTCCACACCATAGCGACTAACCATAGTATTCTTACGTTGTTGTTTAACATTTTCACCGTTAAGAATATATGAATATTTTATACCGCATGCTCTTGAGCAACATGGCTGTTTGTTACTCTTTATACATCGCTTTAATATTACACTATTAGGTGTAAAATCCTTGTTACATACCGGACATAACATATAGTATATAATTATAGAGTGTAGTTATTATATATCAACTACACATCTAAATTACCCAATCCATCATCTTTTAGTACACCCTTAACATCTCTATCTCTTCTGATTTTATCTTTATCTTCTGGTGTATTAACTGAAATATAATATATATCATATTTAACCGTATCAACTATTTTGAATAGTTCTGAATATGAAAGATTTGAATTACCATAGCAATAAAAGTAACCACCAACATTATTAGGTGCTCCTTCTAGAGATGTAAGTTGATTATCAGAGCAATCAAAACCACTACCAACATTATTAGGTGCTCCATCTAAAGATGTGAGTTGATT